CCTCAATTGTGTAATATGTATACGGCTAATCCAGTCCATGCAGCACATTCAACATACATACCTGTTCTCATAACAATGTCTAAACCTCTGTATAATTCGGTATCTGAGGGGGTTACATCAAACTCGGCTACTTGTATGCCTGAATTATCTGCTGAATCAAATACTTTAACATTGTTTGTAGTTGATGCACCTGAACCCGCTACAATAAGTACTCCACCTAGAAGTCCTCCTGTCGCACTAATCAAAGTGTTTGCTGTTATTTTTGTTGATACATAGGGCATATATATTCCTCTCTAATGTTAGTGAAGTTGACTACACTAATAAAGTTTATTCTTCTTCATCAAGTGAAAAAGCCAAATCTTGTAATTTAGTCTTACTATCTAACTTCTTAAAAGTAATTCCTAATGATGATAAATACTCTTGCAATTGCTTCTTAGACATTGAACCTATATCTACAGTAACTTCTTCTGCTACCACTTCAATAATTTCTTCTTCTAAAGAAGTAAGAACAGGAGAGGGCGAACCCTCTTCCTGCTCCAATTCAAAGTTTGCACTTTTACTTGTAATTCTTTTTGCTACACCATCAGAAACTTCATACCAAAAACCACGCTGGAAAAGTAATCCCAAAGTAGTTACTGTTGGTCCGTTATTTCTAATCATTACCATTTTAACCACCTAATCAAAGGTTGCCCCAAATGCGGAGTCTAAATGTCATATCATCCATATTTGTTGCATTGGATAAAACAGTACAGTCACCATCATTATCATGTAAAACTATTTTGATACTAGTACTACTTGTATAAAGACCTGTGGCAACATTAGCGGTAGGTACTTGAATATAAGCACCACTCGCCATACTACCATCAGAAACACCTCCGGTTGTACCTGTTATTACTGCTGCATTAATTGTACTTAGTCCTACATCAGAAGCATTAATCACATCTGCTGTATGATAAACTGTCATTTTCACAAAAAGGTCTACGACATATTCTGCACCTACTACTTTAGGAGCAGAAACTCCTGTATGGTCAGCAATTGCTGTTATGAATTGTTGTGTCAATTAAAACACCTCAAACCAAGTCAATAATCTTTCCTTGACCACGGAAGTAAGTACACATAGTTTCAGCAACAGTACGGTATAGTCCACGGTGTCCTAGTTTACCATGTCCAAATACTTCTCCAGTATCCATTCCAGCCTCGAAATATTCAGTAGGCTTTAGAGTACATAGGAAAAGATGGTCTGTATCTAGAATAAGCATATCACTTAGACCAGCACCACCGTTAGGCATATCCTTTACAGGGATAATTGGTATATCGTGGTATGTTGCAACCTTGAAACCAATCTCTCTTCCCTTAACACCTTTAATTCCACCATGAGTAGGTACTACTTCTGCACGACCCATGAATCTTTCCTGTGATTGTAGAAGTTCTCCCAAATCCTGAATAGTGTCGTATCCTGTTAGAATAACCTTTGGATCTCCACCACGAGCATTCAAGTTTCTTAGTGCTGTGTTTAGCAAGTTAACAGTAAGTTGACGGTCTGATCCTGAATTGCTATCTACATATGCTTCTAAATAAGCAGTGTCAGATGTATGTCGTGTTTGTCCGTACAAATTCAAAGGAGAAGCGGCTCTACCTGCTGCTGTTAGTGCATTCATTTCAGCAAAAGTTGAAACAATCTTATACAAAGATAGCAAAGAGTTACCTTCAGTACCATATCCAGCAGCATCCAATTCAGTTAGGTCAGTAATAACCATCTTATTCATTGATTCAGCGTGTGAAACTCCCACTTCTTCTCGGTATGCAGCCATAATATCTCCAATACCATCATCAAGACCACCCATCAACTGTGCAATTTCACTTACTTCGTAAGTATGCGCTATAGTCTTAGGAGATGCATGAAGTATATCGAATGTTGGTGCAATTTCTGTAATACCTGAAATGGAAGCGTTTTCTGCAACTCCACCGAGATTATCCAAATCTGCAACAGTAAATACATCTGTTGCTCCACCAAGAGAACGACTAGTTAGGACTCTCCATCCACTAGCATTCCACGGTTTCTTAGGTAGAATACTTAGAGCATTCATTTCTCGGTTAATAAGTGACCAAACCTTTTGTCCGTAAACTAGGTTGTAAAGTCCTTGACTTCCAAGAGTTTGTGCGCCATCGTGTATAGAATGAATACCAGTAGTGGCCTTCAATAGTTGGTCGCTACCAGACATTCCGTATGTTGCTCTTTCTAAATCTTCAATTGTTTTGTAATATCCTGTCATTTAATTCACACCCTCATGTTGTTTGCGAACTCATGTGCTTCAGCCCAAGTCATGTTACTAATATCAACTTCAATAGTGGTAGACGCATTTACTGTGTCAGCCGACTTTGCAATTGTTTCAGTTTCCATAGACTTGCGTAGGTCTGCAAGTTCTGTTTTTAGTTCGCTAATTTCACTACGAGAATCAAATGTAGACTTTGCGATAGAATCCGCTTCTACTTCTAATTCAGTGTTCCAACGGGACTCAAATTGTGCTTTGATTAAATCGTATGCACGAGCCTCTTCTTTTTCAGCCTTAAATTGAGCATATGCTTTAGCAAGGTTTTCCTCACTCAAGTCGAGAGTAGTAACTTCTTCTCCCTTTTGCTCAATGAATGTATCATAATCAATAGTAGCGTCGGTCTTGAGTGTAGGTTCTTCTTCAACATCTTCTGCTGAATAGTCACCCAATTCAAGGTCCTCTTCTTCTCCTTCTTCTAATTCTTCATCCATCATTTCAACTTCTTCTTCAAGAGAAGCATCTATTCCTTCATCGTCTTTCTTAACGGTATCAAGATGTCCTTTAAGTTCACCCATAACATCGTTAAACTCTGCAAGAGCCTTTTCAATTTCTTCTGTCATTTTTTTGTCCTCCTTTACAATATTAAATTTTGCTTCCGGGTTTATACCCTCTTCACAAATAGTAATTTCATGCAATTCAAGTTTATCAATTTCCTTGTAACTACCAACATCAGCATCATAGCGATTAGTTTTACTAATTGCCTGACCTCCAATACTGAAAGAGCGCAAATTTCCCCTACGAATATCTCTCGCAACTTCTTTTGCTTTCTCTATGTCATTTCTTAATTTTATCACTACAAAAAATCCTGTATCATCAACGCCCGTTTTAAGGACTTTACCATTGGAATCCGACCATTGGTTCATAACTTCCCCTACTTGTACATTAGAATGGGTAATCATTACATTTCTATAACGATCACCTTTCATAAATTTACCAGCCGCTTCTTTAATTGCGGATAGTGTAATTTTATCATTTTGTTTATCCACTACATCTACTGAAGCATATCCAGCAATAACTAAATCTTGTTCAGATTTAAGAATTACAAATTCTCCACCATCAGAAATGGACTTACCAAACATAGGGGTCTCTAACTGCATTATACAGGTCTTCGGTAGATTACTATATAAATATAACTACCTTTTTAATCATTTTTCAATTGAAATTTGTTTTTTTAATCTAAATTTCTACCTAAAATTCTCATAGCCATTGAATCGGAACGGGTTTTTTTATTATCATTTTTTTTATCAGTGAGAGTTTTTATTAATCCCCTTGCTTTAGATTTTGAAGATAGTGGCTTTTCATTAATTTTTGTATTTGTTTTGGTATCTATAACATCAAAACCTTTTTTTCCTAATCTAATTTCGTATGTCATGATAATATCTCCTTTTGAAATCTTGCGTATAATTCAGGCTGTGCCTTAATTCTTTTCTGAGTAGACCAATCAATAGAGAACCACCAAATTTTTAATAGTTTTTTAGTATCTTCGTTTGTGGCTTGGTTAAGTAATCCTTCTAATTCACTAAGGTTTTCCCAAGTACTAATATTCACCTTTATTGTAATTGGTATGTCGAAATGTTCTGTTTTTACCCCTATAGTATGATGAACGGGCTCGCTAACTTTGCTAAGTAAATTATGTAACATTGTATCGAATCTCCATTTATCATCCTTTCTAAGTATTTCTTGAAAGTATACTCCTGAACGCTGGTCGTTGGCCGACCTAATGTTCAAATAGTCGTTGAATAGATGGGATTCATTAGTTATAAATGACATTGTTTTAGTTTCGTATTTTATAAATGACTCCATAGTATGTTCGCCTTTATCATCTAGATATATTATGACTTTAGATTTGTGAGGTTTAAGATTATTTAATAAAACTAACCCCTTTTTCCCTTGACCATTCGCACCGTCGTATTTATTAAAATAAACCTTTTGCATATCTAACTGAAAGTATTCTACAAGTTTTCTAAATTGCCAATTAGGAATATCCTCGTAATCATAGGATGTCTTATTAGATATTTTTTTATATGCTTCTTTTATATCCTTTGTATCCCAATGTTCTGTACGAGTTACTTTTATTTTTAGAATATCTTCCCAATTCATTTTAATCTCCCCTATATATTTAAAATTCGCTTTGCTTCTATTTCATTATCGGGAGTTTTAGCATACCTACTAGGAAATTTTTCTGTTCTATTAAGATACTTCTTTGCCAATTTTTTAGTTCCTTCTATTCCACCCAATCTATCCATTAAAAGTTCATGAGTTTCAGGGTGTTTATTTTTTAAGTCATTTAATCTATCAGTATGCCAATTAGCAGATGAATCATCAAAATCATCAAAGGTTAATTTTCTATTTAATTTTTTTTCTAAATCTAAAATACCATCCATACCTTCACCACCTGCTGCATTCCAAATAGAATCCTTTACAACAAATGTTGTTGTTTCAGGTTTTTTAATAATATCAAACCACATAATTATCACGCAATTGTTATATTTGTTTCATTCCATTCGGAGTCCATTCTCCAACCATCAATATCAACCCAAAAAGAAAGACATACATCGTAATTCCCACTTGGTATATTTATTTTAGTAAAGACCTTGTTATCTATTTCTTGACCTGTTGTATTGTAACCTGCAAAGTTATTATAATAATAAGTTTGATTTCCAGTCCATTTAATAACAACATCAATTTCAATA